CTTCCTCAAACAACTCACTCCGACATACCATCCCCGAACAGGTAACATGAAACCGATCATCTTCGACTACACTCGACGTTGGCTACACGAAATCAAAAATGCCGTGCCTAACGCCCAAGATCAACACCTCTACTTCATGATACTTCATTCCAAATCCGCACTCGTAAAACAATCAGATCCCGACAAAGTTCGAACAATCTGGGGAGCTCCCAAACCATGGGTCCTCGCCGAGATCATGTTCCACTGGCCTTTGCTCGCTCACTACAAGCGATCCCCTGGCTCGTCCCCCATCCTCTGGTCTTACGAAACCATCACTGGTGGCTGGCTCAAGCTCAACGCTGAACTCAACCGCTCAATGTTCCGCGCATCGATCATCATGCTCGACTGGAAACGATTCGACAAATACGCTCTCTTTTCCGTCATCGACGATATCTACGATATCACCGAAAGCTATATTGACTTCGACAATGGATACATGCCTACCGTGAACTACCCTGTCTACCCTGACTGGAACTCTGACAAAGCACAAAGACTCCGCCGCCTATTCCGCTGGTGCAAGTACGCTTTCAAGAACACTCCAATCATCACTCCTGACGGCCGTCTCTTCAGACGACTCTTCTGTGGCATACCTTCTGGTCTGTTCACAACTCAGTACATCGACAGCCTCTACAACTTCATTATGATATGTACAATCTTATCATCATTAGTTTTCAACCTCCACAACCTCATCCTTTTCAAAGTACAAGGAGACGATTCAATCGTCAAACTGTACGTCCTGATCCCCGCATCACTACACTCACAATTCTTAGCAGCCATGCAAGAAAGAGCCGAATACTACTTCGGATCGATCATCTCCATCGACAAAAGTGCAATCAGAAACGAAACAAACGGATGCGAAGCACTCGGTTATGTAAACCAAAACGGTCTACCTCACCGATCACACATCGCTCTACTCGCTCAATTCTATCACACAAAAGCAAGAAATCCCGACCCCGAAAGAACAATGGCAGCCGCAATCGGCTTCGCCTACGCAAACTGTGGCGCACACATTCGAACACATGAATGTTTACGCAACGTTTACGAGTTCTACAAAGCACAAGGATACTCTCCTAATCGTGCTGGTCTCTTCTTAGCATTCGAACACGAGACACTCGACCCTCACAGCCTCATCTCTCTCGACTCATTCCCGACCATCCATGACATCAAGAAAAATCTTCTCAATTATTCATATGATCCTCCTCAATCTGCTCTAGACTATTGGCCTCATTCCCTTTTTCTCTCAGACTTCTAAAGTATTCCGACTTTATGAAATTAGACTAAAAC